CCCTGCATCTTGTCTGAAATATACCGATCGGTCATTGTTTGACGTAGTTGTCCAATAATGGTTTCTGGACCCATGTTAAGAGCACGGATCGCCGACGGATACAGACTGTTGATATCGATTGACCCGATATATTCGTGGATACCTTTTTTAGGGTAAGCAACATAGGCACCTGCGGCTTGTGTATCTTCATCTGAAAGCCTTTCTTTACGGTTAGGGACTACCATACCACGTTCATGTGCTTCATTGATAATTGCTTGTTCAGTCAAGGCCACAGCACCCATAGTGGTCTGTAGCAATACTGTATTTTCATGTGCCAGGATATTGGCCAAATCCAAAAACTTCAACTTGTTATCCAGCTTGGCCAGGATCATGGTATCCTGTCTGTTGTATTCAATAAAGGTCTTGAAGTTTTGATTGTAAAGTTGATCAAGTGTGCCTTCGAACACAGTTTTGGTTTCACCCAGTTCATAGTCAGCAATGGCATCCAGGCTATAACTGTGACGTTCTTCATAGGTGTACTTGCGATACAGTTGCATATAGTCCATGTGTACGCGACCGATCAGGTCATAGGTTTGATTTTCTGCACCAAAGCGTTCAAACATGCGTTGCTTGGGAAATTGGTCCCATAGACAAAATCTGCGTGTGTCATCTTTGCTCAGTACACGAGTCACACGATTCACAGTATACGGAATATCAAATCCTTCGCTGTTCCATCCTGAAAGTGCGTCGGCATCTTCAATCAAGTCCAAGAAAGTCTTTAACAGATCCTCCTCACGTTCAAAAATCATGGTGTTTTCAAACTCACTGGCAATTTCTTCAGCAGTCTCGGGACTCATGTGTCTGGGAGGAATCACTAGGGTAACCATCTGTTCCAACCAACCCAGGTATACGCTTATGGCTGTGATAGCATTAAATGGATCGGATGGTGGACTGAATCCACGTTCAGGATCAAAGTCCACTTCAATGTCGAAGAATGCCACATTCAGTTTGGGCGCATCTTGACCTTTGTAGTTTTCTTCCAGGCATCTAAAGATTGGATTGATGTCACTTTCAAACAGGCGTTTGCCACTTTGGATACGCATTTCCTTGCGGAACTCTTTGTTGTTTCTTGTGCTGAATCTGGCCACAGGTGTACCAAAAATACTCTGGAACTTGCCTCTGGGATCATCATAGTAAAAGATATAGTTGGCAGGATACTCGCGATATTGCCTTTGGCCATCTCTGCGTTCAACTATGTGTATGCGATCGTGTTCGCGATCAAACAATGCATCAATGTAGCTCAAATATTTCTCCGTTTATGGCCGGTCGACCATGATCCATGCTCGTGTGTGAGCGACTCATATTACTACTTATAATGTTTTGCCAACTGTGGTCAAGATTTGTTCAAGTATTTCGTGATCCTGTTGGGCACGACCAAATTCAGCTTTGTGTGCCAGTTTGATAGCTCGTTTAAGGATAGCTGGCTTGATTTCCATTTCTTCGGCAATGGCCTTGACAGTATCGTTCAAGCCTTCGGTGAGTGTTTCAATCTCATGAGTGACCTGCATACCTTCGTTGATGATTTGTGTTAGTTTGGTTGTTTGTTCTACAGTAAAGACACGGGTTGACATAGATTTCTCCTTTGAATAAGTTACTATTGTACAGGAATAATCAATAATAATCAACTATTCCTGTCGGATGGTTTGCCTAAACTGTTTCAGAATTAGATGAATGCTTGCCCCAATCAATACGATTCCAGGCACGTTCGTGGAAATAGTATAAAATACTATTAACTACCAAGGTAAAACCGACTACACCCAATCCAACCCATGGATTACCTGATGCAAGCCAGCCACCCAAGAAATTAGTAACGGTAACCGAAATACGCCAGGTTACTACCTTGCCTAGGCTACGCATGGATTTTTCTAACCATTTAGATTTAAACATTTTATTTCCTTTAAAAAGTTGACACTAAGTATTGACATGAAAAGAGCAGTTCTTTGTGTTAAACATCCTCAAAATTATATCAATGACTTGAATGATTATAGCATTATGATTGTCAACCCTGATAGTGCACCAGCGCGACTGGATTATTTATTGACCAAGTCAGACTACAGTTTATTAATTACCGACCAGACCACCGTTGATCGCGATGGGGGTGATTATCCTGGAGAACGGATTCTTGCTTATACTTCTGGCACCACTGGAGACAGTAAATTTTATTCATTCTCTCAGGCACAGGTCAATCACTGTGTTGATACAATAGTTCAATCGTATGAACTCACAGACAATGATCGATATGTAAGTGTAATGCCATTATGGCATGCGCATGGTCAGGCATTTTATTGGGTTGCTAAACGGATCGGTTGCGAAGCACATTTTTTATCTATAGCCAATCTTAGGAACATGCCCAGCTACAGTCCTACTTTTATTACCGCTGTGCCTGATGTGCTAAAGACCGTTGGCCAATTGGCTTTTGATAGCCTGCGTTTTATTCGCAGTGCCAGTTCAGCCATGCCCGGCAAGTTATTCCAAGATCTTCAAGACCGATTCCAAGTTCCCATAATTGAAGCGTTTGGTATGACTGAAGCCTATAGCCATTGTTTTACCAATCCCTTACACGGTGAGCAACGCATGGGCACCGTGGGACTGCCTTCGGGCATTGAAGCCCGCATTGACAATCGGCATTTGATGATCCGCGGCCCGGGCGTATGGACCAATGACTGGATCGATACCGGCGATTTGGCCGAACAAGACGACCGTGGATATTATCGCATCTTGTGCCGTAGCGTTGATCAATTGAATATTAAAGGAAAGAAATTCAACCCCGTCAGTTTAGAATCACAGTTGTTGAAACACATCACCACTCTTGAGGCGTGTGCGATATTTGGCAATCACGAACTCAACTGTGTATATGTGGGTGAATGTGAGTCCACAGAAATCCAACAGTTTTTACTTGGACTGGATCCACATCTTAGGCCCAGATCGTTAACTCGGGTTGATGTGATACCTGTTCCTGCTTCTGGTAAAATTTCCAGGAGTTTTTTACGACAACAGTTTGATTCTAAATGACTCAACACGTTTTCCAATCAAGATATCCCATCCTGGAAGCCTGTATGAATCGTGGCAGTACACTAGAATTGGCTGTGGCTGTACATGCGGCAGGTGGATATCCCAGCCTGTGTTCGTGGACATACAATCGACACAGTCAGGCCATGCAACAAGACCTGGATCGTTTTGTCAAACTGACCAATAGTAACTGTATACATTTGAGTTTTGAACTGAATGAATTTGATAATCAAGTTGTACACGACATTGTTCAATCACACAACATTCCTACTGTAGAAATTATCTATGGCAAGACCAATATGTATCGCTCAACAGATTCTGAATCAGAATTAGAAGTGACATTGTTACAATTACTTGGACCGTTAAAAGAGCAAGGAACACAGATCTTTAAACGTGTGTATGAAACAGTGGATCAAGACACTATGGATCGGCATTTGCTAGATGGATTTTGTATCAAAGGTGCCGAGAGTGCAGGATTTAGTTCTTACATTCCTGTTAGAGAAACATTTTTAAAACAGCGTGAGCTGACTCCCAGTGCCATGCTAATACCATACGGTGGTGTAGGCACAGCCGACCAGGTTCAAGACTATATCAACCTGGGCGCTGAAATGGTTGCTGTGGGCACAGTGTTGGCACTAAGTGTAGAAAGTACAATGGCTACAGAAACTAAACTTGCAGCAATACAAAAACAATCCCAGGATCTGGTACAATCAACTCATGACTTTGGCGGAGTCAAACGCAAACAATCATCCTTGAAGTTTGGCAACTACGCTGGACCCGACGACGCAAACGGCACCATTGGATTGGTACGTGGATTAAATGGCAAGAAAGATAGCCATGTTTATCTTGGACATGGTATCGATCATGTCACTGAAATATTGTCTTGTCAACAGATTATACAAAACTTAGTGGAGAAAATTTAAATGTCCCTATTCAGAACTGAACTTGATCAATTACGGGCGGCTGGCTATGAATTTGAACAAACATGGCAAGTTGTAGATCTGTTTGAACAAAAAATCGCAGGATTTTTTGGTGCTCCCTACGCTGTGGCCACAGATTGTTGTACTCATGCACTTGAATTGAGTTTAAGACTATTAAATTGTTTTCAGCTTGAAGTGGACATACCGTTGCACACTTATATGAGTGTGCCCATGATGATGGACAAAATCAATCATTCATGGCGATTTAAAAATATCGCATGGTCAGATCAGTACTTGCTTGATCCTTTGCCTGTCATTGATGCTGCTAGAACGTGGAAATTGGATTCATATGTGCCTGGGCATTTGATGTGCTTGAGCTTTCAATTTAAAAAACATCTTCCTATTGGTCGTGGTGGCATTATATTGACGGACAGTCTCGATCAATATAATCAATTGCAAAAAATGGTTAGAGATGGACGTGATCGTAAGATACTATGGGAAACCGATGACGTTGATACTGCGGGATATCATTATTACATGACTCCAGAAGATGCTGCCCGCGGAATCATGTTGTTTGATCAATTGCACAATGTTGCCGCTACACGAACTTGGTCATGGCAGGATTACAAACCATTAAATCAGTTGTCAGTGTTCAAGACCCAACAAATTTTCTAGCTGTGGATCCAATGTATTGACCTGGGTGTGTGATATTTTTGACCACATTAGCAAAGGCCATAAGTTCAACATCATCAACAACAGTTGCACGATTGGTCACAGTTGAGCGAATATTAAACACACAATTATCGCCCACAGTAGATTTGTCTGTGACCATGACGCCAGGCCGTAGTACGCAATTACGACCAATGGTACTGTAATGTCCTAGCATACTGTACGCACTTATAATACAATGACGGCCAATGGCAGCTCCTAGACTAATATTGCAAAAAGGAAAAATAAAGGTACCAGGTTGTATCTCTGGTGCAGGATTGTTTCCAATCAGGCAGTGATCATTAATCACAGTAATTAAATCTAGATCAAGACTGTCTACTGTGTCAATGACGTTTTTTCGTTCAGCAAAATTAACACTGACAGAAACAATATATTGGAACTGGGTATCAGGATTGTTCAAAAAATCTTGTGTTTCTACTACAGTGACTGACCTGGTACAAGAAATTTCTCCAACAAACTCCTGGGTCATTGAAGATTCTGCATAACCAATGATACGTATAGGTTTATCGTTGCCAATGATCATGCTAGTCCTTTTAAAATTTTATAAACGTGTGTATTTGACTGTTCGCATACGTCCCAAAATTTTTGCGAAGTGACCAGGTCGTGATTATGCAAGGTACTTTCCAGGGTCATTTCATAAAGATCCTGTGCAGACCAGTACTGTAACGATTTGATTAAGTTAACAATCTGCTCTAATCTGGTGAGATTGCCTTTCTCGTTATCAAAATCAAGATCTAGTTCTCCATAGTTGAATTTTAATCCCAATTGGCGAAACCATTTATAGGTATGCATTTGTCCTACTGGAATAAATGCTGTACGTGATAATAAACATTTCCAGGTTTTTTCTGTGACAAACGGTCCAGGTTCTACATACGATCTTGTTCCATTGTCCATGAAACTATAAAAATAACTTTCCATGGTAAAATTTAAAGCCGCCGTTTGATAAGCACTGTTACGGTACGAATGATCTATGTTGTTGTCGCTGGGCAAACTTATTTTTTTACCTAACCATTGATCTTTAAACATTGTCATGTAATGATCACAAACTGTATTACTAGACAACTGCCACCCGTGTACATGGCTATCAAGGGGTAACTTACACCTCAATGATACCACTCGATCTTTTTCACCAAGTATGTCGGTTAAGGCTGCAAAGACGATAGCCTTGCTGTGACGGATAACACTGGTTAGGGCACTGGCTTTGTGTTGTATATTTTTAACTATTTCTGGTCGAGCAACACCTTGTATACGTCTATGAGCACTATTATATGGCACATATCGTATGCGATCAGTGTCAAATGAATCAGGCATCAATGAGCCAGTTAGATGTATTATCTTGCCATCGATGCGATCAATCACATGTTCTGGCCAGCCAAACATTAGACTATCTCCGCTTGTTATATAATATTCATAACCAGATGGTGGTGCATCTGGATAACTGCCGTCGGCCTTCCACGGAAGATGTAAATCTAGGTAAATGTTTTTGTGTCGGAGATCTTCAATCCAAGGATACCACCAGAGTATTTCTTCAGTAAGTTTTATAGTCCGGATATCGCCAGATACCCTTAAAGGAATACAAGAAGTAGGAATCATAGCTTACTTATTGAGTTAAAAATTCCCCTGTTAATAACAACTTAGGTAGCGAATCTTAGTTGTCAAGGCCCGGGGAACGGCCATTCGGTCCTAAGGCCAAATTCTATGTTGGTGCGTAAGGAAGTCGTGGTCGATCATCTTCAGGATTTTCTTGTTCAGGATATACAGGATATGGATACATGGTCTAGTCTTCGTACATCACTGTGTTGGTTTCACCAAGTGCCCACTTGGAATCAGTCTCCACTGACCATCGTTTTGTTGCCACTTTAAAATCTGGTATTTTCAGCTCTCTGGGATTGCTACTTGGCTCCAGTACGATCAAGCGATTATTTGGCTGAGCAGCAAACTGCCCATTATCACACTGAATAAAATTATAAGACTTGTGATCCTCGACATCTTCAGAAAAGCCAGTATCAAGAACATTAAAATCAGGATGGGCACTATCGACTGTAAAAAGATATACACCATACATCCAACCTCCACTCTTTAACTTAAACTTGCACTTCATTGATTGTAATTGTGCTTTTTTCAACACAGTGATATCATAAGATAAACAATCCCACAACTGCAAATAATCCAATGGCAATGGTTCACCTTCAATGGGTTTCCAACAAAATGCATGCAATGGCAATTT